GAGTCCGGAAAGGCATGGGAAACTGCTCACCCTAAACCAGCGCATCAGCCTGCGCGTTCACCACAACATTGAGAGCACTACCTGACTGCGGCCGCTGTCGTAACTTGGCAATACTCTCATCGTTATGGACTCCGTTTCGTGGAGCAACGGCTGGCGATCAACCCAGCACCGATATGGGATTTACTAAGGCGATATGCCCGTTGTTACCCACGAATGAAAGCACTATCAGTTACGCTGCCTGTTCCGCCAAGCGGTTACGCTACCTGTTCTGTAATGCTCTCATTGGTGTGCGCCCATTATTAATCACACCGGGCCAGTGCGCCGAATTTGGTAGCGGGGAGTCGGAAGACCCCGTGATTTAAGGCTGTTACGCCGCCATCAACATCAGATCATCGTTTGCATTTATCTTTGTGGTCAGTTTCTAAAATGCCGCAAAGTCGCTAACGTGACGAAAACTGGAAAGAGCATTGAGAGGGTTACGCTGCCTGTTCCATAAATGCCCTTGCCGGTTTCGTCTCATGCTTCTTTGGTTTGACGATCCCACTCTTCACGAAATTTAGTCGGGTTATCGAAACCCTGAGTAGCGTTGCAGCTTTTCATATGAACACCTGTTGGTTGGGTTGAGCCAATAAAAAAGCCCGAGCTATTAACTCAGGGCTTTTTTCTTTTGTTTGGCTGCTCAGTTCGCTTTTGCTCCGAGCATACACAAAATGTACTACTTCGATTTCGCGATTGCAATGCTTTCGGAAAATATTTATTACTTAAGCCGCTAATTGAGGAAATTCATTCTCAATTTCACGCTTCATTGCGAAAAATATTTCCGAGTCGAGCACATTCTCGCACCAGACAACACGACGCCGACATGACTGCACATCCATTCCGGTGACATGGCTCATCAGCCTGGCGATATCTTGCGTGCAATTGCGGTTGCAATATCGCTTAATAGCTACATCGCGGACGGGGCTTTCACGGTGAAAGGTTTTAACCATAACGCGCTCAACAAACGCAGCATCATCTGATTCTTTGGCGAGAGCGATGATGTTGCTGAATGAAGATTGCGGGATGACCAGTTCGCGAGCTTTCTGATACAGAGCATCTCCCCGCAAGCCTTCTTCCTCGTATAGCCGCATGACAACGCTTTCTATCTGCTTAGCCTTATCATCGCTCCACTGGCTGCGAATCATTAGACGCCCGATAACGTTGATAGCCCCGGCGGGCGAATCGTCACCTGCATTAACTTTGCCCCATACCTGAAGCATATAATGCGTCCATGCTTTCTGGCGGGAGTTGATGGTTTTCTTCGGATGCTTCCATACCCGTCGGAAGTGAGCGTCGTCGATGAAATTAACCATGCCAAATACTGGTGTGAGCCTCTTCACGCTGCATCGCCTCCCTCTGGCTTGTTGATGCCGAGCCGGTTTACAAGCTCCCGACGCATTTCCATAAGACGCTTCTCCGTCTCGTGAACGTTGTTAAGCTGCCACTCGATAGCCTCAAGCATCTCTTTGTCCTTCTGGCGCTGCTGTGCTAATGCGATGTTGGTTACCGTCGTCATACTGGCTCTCCTACCAATGAATCGAGTTGTCGCCTTAACATCTTCAGCGCGCCGTCCGGGAATGGCTGGCGTGCAAGGCCGGCGAATATTCCCCTGACCTTCCGGTCGCTAAGCCGTGGTAGCAATGCGCTCACCGTTGCGCGTATGGCCGCGTTGATTTTGCGTCCGTCTTTCTGCGCCAGCTTTGCGGCCAACTCTACCGTTACAAGGGCGTCGAGATATTCCTCGCAGACCTCTCTGCTTACTTCGCTCATGCAACCTCCGAAGAGCTTTTGCGCCCGTGATTTTCGTGAAATCCATACTCAATATTGGCTTTCGCTCTCGCCTCAGCGGCCTCACTTAGGTTTTTAAAAGAACCAAGGTGAATATTCTTATCACCAATTTTTACTTGAGCTCTGTAGTGCCCATTTCTTGAATCCTGAGTGACTCCTATAACCCCGGTAGTATTTCTAACCGAGAGTTTTAGGTTTCTCTGATTCTGGCTTCTGCTTACATTTCTTAGGTTTTCTATTCGGTTATCAGATCTATCCCCATTTATGTGGTCTATATACTGTGGCCATTCCTTTTTGTTGAGCACCCAAACAATTCGATGGGCGTAGTATTTGTTATTATCAATAGCGAGCTTCAGGTATCCATTCATCATGAATTTACCTGCTCGTTCTCCTGCGTATCTTTTGTTCCATCTGGCTTGATAGGATTCATTTGCGAAATGTTCTGATGGCCGCTCCTTCCAGTACAGAAGGCCATCCTTAGGGTCATATCTCAGGCACTCTGAAATGTAATCTGCTGATAGGTTTTTCATGCCGCCTCCAGTAGTTCCGTAATCGTTGGCAAACTCCCGCTTGTCTCAGTAACTATCAGCACAAGCATTCCGCCCTTAACCGCCTGACAGCGCTTGATGCGCATATCGTCTACCTGACCGTCATCCAGCCAGAAGCCCGCACTTGTGAGTGCGTCAAAAACGGCTTTGGGTAGATTGTCCAAATCGCGTTTGCGGTTATCGGGAGGTGCTGCGTGGATGGTGATTCTGATGCGGGGTTGGATCTTGATGTCTAACTTGTGCTGCTGAATGATTTCGATTACTTCTCGTCGGTATCGCTTACCCCAATCGCTGATGTAGTGGATGCCTCTTGAGTGCCTCCAGTACCGATTGTTGGAAGGCGGCCAGGGCAGGACTATTCGGTATTCGTTCATCGCGCCGTTACCCTCCCTTCTCGCGTTAGCTTTTGCAGCGTCAGGACGATGGCGCGATCCATTTCAGAGCGCCTTTCTTCCCGGCTTAAGTCTTTGCCGTTGTCGATTCGCTCATGACATGGCGGACAAAGCGCCGCTGTTAAACTGTCGTCGACCTTAAGACCTATTCCCTTCCCTTCGTTTCTGTGCGCGGCCTGAACCCCATACCGCCCACACAGAACGCAGTAATCTAACTCCCTGACTGCCTGAAGCCATTTATTGCTCCTGAATATCGTCATTTGCGATATCTCCGTTCGGGTCTCGATACACAAGCCATTCGTTGATGCACTCGCCGCAGGCATATACCTCATCGGCATCCAGCTGCTTGCTGCATCCTGCGCAGAGAGCTCTAGCTATGCTCTGCTGCTCGTATGCGTGTGTTTGTATGGGGCTAAGCATGTTGGCTTTCCTGCATCATGAGGAAGAAAATCATGGCGGAACGGAGTGGATTAGCATCCATCACATCGATATCAAGCTGCCATTCGCAACCATCAACCCAATAAGGTTTACCGGCGCACCATTTGCCCATCGCCTCTTCGTACATGAGAGATATTTGGTTGCTGGCGATAATCGGCCATGCGTCGGCGGCGTTGTTGCACGGGTCAAATCTTGCATAGACTTCATCACGCTCTATATGCTCTCCAAGTTCCACAGAGTTGACTTGATGAAGCAATTCGATGAATGAACCAACCCCATTCCGGTGCGCCTGGTTGCCATCTGATAACGCATCAATCACAAGTCCATTTATTTCTTGATCACTTAACTTTGAATAGTCCATCAATGCAGCCTCGCTGTGTTTGTCTCTGCCGGCTCAATGGTGATAACCAGCTCTTTGTCTTCCAGTTGCCAGGTAATTCCCTTGTCCTCTTCGCCCTCGCTCATCTGCTAGACGAATCCCATGAGGTAATTCATCAGGATGTTCATGGCATCAACTCCGTCGCCCTGCATGTCTTCCATGAGGTCAGCGAAACGCTCTGCGTACTCGTATTCAGATGACATATTCAGCTCCGGGTTAGGCTGGGGTGGTAACCATCCATGTCAGGATGAACAGGCACATCAGGAAGAAGCTGACGTATTTCACCGTGTCTACATGCGGCTTTACGTAGCGGTCATCGCTGATTTGGTATCTGGTCTTCCTGGCAGGCTTGTGCTTGTGTCGGTATTTGCGGGCTCTAGGCATTGCTTTTCCTCCTGGCGCGCAGGCGCTCCCACATCACATCGTGAAGGTGAGAGGTATACGCGAAGGTTTTTATGTCGGACGGGGAGACTTCTGGCTTTCGTTTCTTTCGGTGGGTAACGCGGTAGATGCAGTTTTCGCAGACTATGTCGGTGATACTTCGTCGCTGTCGCGCCATACGTCCTCCTGAGTCTGAGGTAGCGGAAATTGACCTATCGGAGAGCGCTCGCACCGGATACACCACTGAAACCAGTAAGGCTGTCCAGGGCGGAAACGATAATCGTCTTTCAGCTCACCGCATCTGTAACATCGCTTCATGCCGCCACCCTTCTTCCCGTTCGCTTAGCCCACTCAATCGCCTCCTGAGCGTCCTCACTCCACTGGACGCCTCTCTCTGCGCCGAATGCGTAAATCAGCTCCAGAAGTTCGCTGAATTCGCTCACTCGCATCTTTGAGGTCGACTGCCCGAGCACGACAAAGCCGCCGTTAATTCCCGGCGCTGAGCGCTGACCTTTAAGCGCCGCAGTGAAGATGTGCTTCCAGTCTTCGCTATTCAGTTTTGCGCCATGCCAGACGACTTGCTCCGAAACATCGCGCAGGGTCGCCCAAAGCCGACGATTTTGGTCGAGGCTTCTGGTCCTTTCCTGAATGGTTACGATGAGAGGTCTTTCGGGGTCGGGGTAAAGCTGCTGGATGGTGCGGATGGCGTTCTGCTGGACTAGCGGTGTGCGGATTTCAAACGTTTGTTTCCTCATGATGCGCCTCAATATGTGTATAGGCTATATCCTGTTCTGTATGATGATGTGCAATTTGAATATCCAGACTGGCTTAGCTGTCGACGATATCCTTCCTCAGTTTTCCGCCACAACTCCATCAGGTCAGGGATTTGCCGGCTTCTCATTTGATCGCACAGTTTCATAATGAACTTTGTTTGCTCTTCTTTAGTCATCACTCCCCCTTAACCTTGAGACCGGCGGCGCGGATGGATTCAGCGCAGTAGTCGATGGCGCAGTTGTGGCCTTTGTCGAATTCGTCTTCAACCATCACTTTGGCATCGAGTTCAATCTCTACCGCTTCACGCGATGCCTTCCATGCATGCCATGCACGATCAATAAACTCGTTGTAATACCCACCAATAGTTGAACGCTGCCCCTTAACATACTCAATTGGTTCGTCGGCATACTGGCACCACCAAGCTTCAAACTGCTCTCTGCTCTTATCCACGGCGCTTCTCCTCTTTAGCCAATACGAATGCACTGCACAGCAGAATCAGCGCGTCTGTGAACATCAGACCATCCTGCTTAACGATGGCCGCGAACATGAAGCACAGGCCGATGAAGACCAGCATTATGATGCTCATATCAGGCTCCGATTCGTGAGGTGATGAGTTTTGCGAATGGGCTTATGCTCGCTGTATTGCTGATAGCTTTTCGCTCAGGTGCGGGGCTGTATGCGTAGCATCGGGTCTTCTTGCCGTTTGATGCGTAAGTGCGGACCATCTTGCGAGTCAGCTCGCCGCTCATCTCCAGAATGCGCAGCGTGTTGATGCAGTAGGTTGAGCTCAGGCCTGAAATAGCACTCGCCTCTCCTGCTGTTAGCGGGCCGTGTTTTTTGATGCAACTGATTAGCTCCTCCCGGCGGCTGCCGGATTCGAGTAGGCGCCAGCGCTTATTTGTGAAGCCGGTGACGCAAACTTCTTTGTCATGGCGCATTTGATTAAGCACAGCCCGGACGCCTTCAAGCGTATGGCCTACGCTGTTTGCGACCTCTGCCGTGGTAATGACTTTTCCACCCTGCATTAATTGCAGGATTTTGACTTTGATGGTTGCCATAGTTATCTCCGCTCAATACCTCGCCTTACTGATTGCCTGAAGCATTATCAGCTGGCTGGTAAAGAGATATCGTTTGGTGAGTGTTTCGATGTCGATGAAGCGAGGATTGCCGATGTATCTGGCGATGGTGTCTATGTCGTCGAGGGTTATTTGCATGGATCAGGCGTCGCAAAAAATAGAGCTTCCTGCAGGCGGTCAAGCTTCACGTATTCCCGTGCCGAATAACCATCCTTAATCCAGGCAGCGGCGACTTTTGCTGATGTTGTGTAGTCGTAACACTCCCCGCACTTGGTAAGAAGCTCGTACAGGTCAGCGACTGGCGTACACTCGAAACCCTCGCTGCCACCAACCGCCTTACCTGCCAGCGATTCGAACTGCTGCGCGGTGGTGTCGGTTTCTGCGCTCAAAGTTGCTGCCAGCGCTGTCGTATCACGTACCAGTTTCTCTGCCATCTGGCTCAATTCGCTTTTTACCTTATATGCCGTCCTTGCCGCAGCTTTCAGCTCTGCCTCCATCATCTGTTCATACTCAGCAATCTGTCGGTCATACGGCAGAGAGTCATCAGCAATATCCGGCGCGGGCGGTGCTGTGCAATCACATTCAATGAGAATTGGCTCTCCCCATGGCTGCACCCCGCCGCTATCTGCTAAACCAGTGTTGCCGCATTTTTGGCAAACGGCTGACTCTTCCGTCTCCCGCTCTTTGCGCAGCGCCAGAAGCTCGCGGGCCATTGACTGACTCTCCGAATACCAGAACTCCATATCTCCGTTTGCCAGTTCTTCTAAACGCTCATTGCTAATAGTGCTCATGGTTAATCCTTGTGATGATGTTTCAGAAAATAAAAAAGGCCGAATATTCGGCCCCGTTTTTTTGTCTGGTAATCACTAATCATTCATACAGCGGGTAATCAAAGTGCTCAGACACGATCTTCATGAAGTGCCGGAGGATTTCGATATCAACCCATGATTTTTCAGTCAGATGAAATATCCATCCGAGCAGTCTTTGCTGACTGGATAGGCGGGAAAGCGGTATCTCATATTCCGTTTCTTCCAGCTTAAAAATTACAAAACCATCTTCGATGTAGACCTTCTCATCCATCGCTTTCTGATGTCGCATGTAAGCATCAATATCCATTAAAACCCCCCTTTTTTGTTCGGTTTACGCTCTCTCTCTTCTTTGCGGAAACGCGCCTCTTGCTGGTCGATGTCGTAAAGAATGCCATTACGTTGTTCAACGTATACGGTTCCCGTATTCCCGTGCCGGTTCAACCTTAACAAAAGCTCTGTCTCGGCAGGGTTAACAGTTTCATCATCCTCATTCTCACGATAGATACCGAGCCAGTAGTCACAGTCTTGCTCAATCTGGCCGGTAGAGCGTGAATCGCTCGGCAGAGGGCGCTTATTGGCGCGAGCCTCGGAACCACGGTTAAGCTGCGCCAGAAGCACGACAACGCAGTTAAGCTCTTTAGCCAGCACCTTGAGTCCTTTGGTGATGATGCCGTAAGCCTGCGCCTCGGTATCAGCCTTCTCGGCGGCCATGAGCGTCAGGTAATCGACAAGAACCATCCCCACCTCGCCGCGCTCGCGCTTAATGCGGCGCGACTCGGATACGATGTGAGCCAGAGAAAGGCCCGGCGTGTCATCGATGTACAGGTTGTTGCTGTCGGCAATCTGCGTACCCATGGCGAGCGCCTGGGCGAACTGGTTTTCGTTGTAGCCGTTCTGGTAAAACACATCAGACTTCACGCGGGAGTGCTGCGAGATGATGCGCTCTACCAGTTGCTCGGTTGGCATTTCGAGGCTGAATGCGAGGGTTGGCAGGTTTTCTACCAGTGCGCAATGGATAGCCATTTTCTGATAGACGGTGGTCTTGCCCATCTTCGGGCGCGCACCGACAACGAAAAGGGATCCGCGCACGATTCGCTTGGGCTCCAGCATTTCGTCCAGCGCTTCAATGCCTGATGTAAGACCTACCGATGACGGGTTGCCTTCCAGTCGCTCACCGACCTGATAAGTCCATTTGTTGAATGCATCCCTGAACGTCATCAGGCCGCGATGATTTCCGGTTTTGGCTTTGTCATCGACCTTCATCGCCAGCGCCTGCACCGCTTCCAGCTTCTGCGCGGTCGTCATTCCTGAGCGCGAGTAGAGCACTTCAAGCATCTGCGTTGCCTGCTCGATTGCCATGCGCTCTGTCGATTTATCCTTCACGACATTGGCGTAGTGCATGACGTTAGCGGCGCTTGGCGTGTTGCGGGAAATGTCTGCCAGATAAGCAAAGCCGCCTACCTGTTCAAGCTCTCCCTGCATTTCCAGAGCGTCTGAAAGCGTCAGCATATCCAGCGCTTTGCCTTTGGCGTTCAGCCCCTGCAACGCTGCGAAGATTCTGCCGTGCTGCCTGCTGTAGAACATGTCCGCATTCAGGAAGCCGAGCACCTTCTGGACGTTGTCGCTGTCCGGGGCGACCATCACTGAGCCGAGAACGGCCTGTTCAGCCTCGTAGTTACATGGCGGGGTTTTGATGTCATCGGTCATCGCGATCACCCTCACGCACTTCGATGTAGAGCTTAGAGTTCAGAAAGCTGTCAAACTTCATGCGCCGCCACGTCCTGCCGGTCTTCTGGTCAGGCCGGTCTTCCAGCATCCAGCGGCAGTTTTCGCTGATGTATTTCAGGTATCCCCTGAAGCCTTCCATGTCGAGAGGCTTGCCATCCAGATTGCGGGCGATCTTGTTCGCCTTGCCCCAGAAGGTGCGGATGAGGTTACGACGCTCATCAGTGAGGCATCTCCACCCCCTGGCTTCTGGCAATTCATCTTTCAGGCATTGCCAGACTTCTTCGCAGGAAATTTTTGGCTTCTGCACGACGGGCTTTTGATTCTGTTCTTCAGGCTCGTTTGCGACATACTCATTACCTTTAGGTAATGA